GCCAGACGGCCAGCTACCAGGCGGCACCGCAGGCGTATCAGGTGGGTATGAATTACCCCCAACCAGTACCACAGGCGGCCCCCAGTTACCAATCAGCCCCTACTCAGTACGCCCCCCAATCCCAACAGATGGACCCCCAGGGGAATCCATGGGAATCGGCGTTCAACAAGGTAGTGAACCTGCTGAGCGCACCAGTCCAGTCCCCGTTCCAGGGTCAACCCTCCGCACCGACCCCGCAGTACGCTCCGGCGAACTACGGTCAGAGCTACGGCCAAGCTACGCCACAATCGGCTCCGCAGACCTCGTATCTCAGCCAGGAATCCTCGCCCAACTCTTCCCCAACTTCCTCGAATCCCTCCTGGGACCAGATCGCGGATTACGTGGGGATGGGGCCGGAAAGCCGCCAGGTGATCGAGGCGTTCGGGGTGGAAGCCCCGGCGATTCTGAACAACTACGCTCTAAACCTGGAGCAAATGCTGGACAGCGCCGTCGCGTGGGGCGGAAGGGCCGCTGAGACGATTCAAGGCTACGCCAACTTCGCGGTCAATGAGCACCAGGAGAACCTGGCTTACAACGAGATTCTGACCAATCCCGATGTGCTCAGCGATTACACGCTGAAGTTCTTCGGTCCTGAAGGTCCGTACCCCGTGTACGAAAGTGAGCAGCAACTGGAAACTCCTGGTTACCGCACCGAGCCTGTTGAGCCCCAGTACGGACAGCTTCCCGCTCCTCCTGCCGCAGCAGCTCCTCAACAACCCGAAAACTTCTGGGGTTCGTTTAATGATGTGATGGCTCGCGATCCTCAAAATGCCTGGCGCGTCATCAATCAAGCTCAGCCTCAAGTCCTGGCGAACAAATTGTTTGTGATGGAGTGAGGCGATGCGGCCACTCCTTAAATATGGTGTACCTGCCGCCGCTGGTTTAGCGACTGGTGGGTACGCCCTTTCTCAAGGCGAAGACCCCGGCTCTGCAGTTCTTGCAGGATTAGCTGGCGGTGCTGGTGCATATGGAGGTTTGCTTGGTGGTCGCATGGCCGGTAAGTACGCTCCAGAGATTGCGCAAACACTTCAAGAGAAAGCAGTTATTCCACTAGGAAATATTATGGGTGACATCGCTCGTAAGATTCCCAAGGAATCAAAAGTACGTAGTCGTATGGCGGGGGGCATTGCTGATGTTCTGGCCGCTGCCGAAGGTGCTGCTGTTACTCCGCGAGGACAACAACTGGTCGCCGGAATGACTGCTGGTATTGGTGTCCCCGCCGCCGCTGGTCTTGCTGGTCTTGGTGGTATTGCTGCCGGTGCAATTCCAGGCGCAATGGGCATCCCTGGTTTTAACCAAAATGTAATTACTGATCCTGAATTAATCGGTTCAAGTAATACACAAATGGCTCGGACTTATACCCCGACCTTGAAGTATATCAGTTGATAAATTATCAACTGCTAAAATTTGTTTTAGATAAGACAATCTTGTCTAAATCTTTCACCCGATAAACCTAATCCTGCGTACAGGAGGATAAACAAAAGTGTTCCTTGATACTGATTTTCCCAAGATTCTTGGCGCAGAGCTGTATCGTCCCCACCCGGCTTACATCTGCGAAATGGCAGTTGAGCCCGTGGTGGTCCACGACTTCACTCGCCAACCTGGTCAAACCGTCCAACTCGATCGCTACAAGTTCTGGGGTAACCCTGGTACGAAGGATAGCCGCGAGCGTATTGCCGACCAAACCATTGGTACCGCCAACAGCCGCAACATCACCAAAGAGAAGGTGCTTGTTGTCCTGAAGGAGTACACTGGTCCTGCAGACCCCGGTGATCCGACCCAGCCCAGCACCTTTAAAATTGCTCGGGAAACCTTGATTACCGCCCAGCGCATGTTGCTGGATACCGGTAACCTCAATATGTTCCACCAGTCGATCGGTAGCCTCACGCTGCTTGATGACTACCGCCGCTGGCGTGACCGCGTCTTTATTGACGAGCTGTCCAAAGCCGAAGCCAACGGTGCTGCTTCCTCTAGCCAGGGCGGTTACTTCTTCCCTGGTGGCAAGATCAAAAACAATTCCGGTCAGATTGCCTACACGGCTGCTGAGTTTACTGGTCAAGTGCAACAGTTCTCTGTACGCACCGATCTTCTGACCGTGGTTAAGGATCTGCGTAAGCGTAACGTTCCGACCTTCGCTGATGGTCTGTATCGTTGCATTTGCGATCCGACTTTCATGATGCACCTGCGTCGTGACCCCGACTTCCGCGAGATCGCTCGTTACTCTGGTAATCCTGGTCAAGGCATGTACATGGGTAACCCCATGATGCCCAACAACTCCAGCTTCTTCCAGGGTCCTCAAGCTGGTCAGGGCTACTTCATTGCTGGCGAACCGGTCATGCCGACTGGCGTTCAGTTTGAAGGCGTGAAGTTCTTCGAATCGACCAACTTCCCCAACAAGACTGTCCAAGCTTCCTTTACCGATATTCCTTCTTATAGTGCTCGGGAAGTTGCTCAAGGCTTCTTCTTCGGCCCTCAGGCCGTTGGTGTTGGTATCGGTGGCCCTAACGCTCAAGTGCTCATCAACAATAATGATGACTTCAGCCGTTTTATCATTCTGATCTGGCAACTGTACGCCGGTTTCGAAATCCTGAACAAGGACTTCATCACTACCGCCTACAGCTTCCTGGCCGATGATGGTGTGATCTGATAGTAATTAAACACAAAGGAAAAATAAATGTCCTATCTTTCGTCTAAAAAAATCTACCCCGGTAACTGGGCTAACGCTCTGAACGGTTGGTACAAGAACATCGATACCGACGACAGCGGTACTGATGATAAAACCAAAGGCGGCCCCACTTCTGTGTTGGCCGTTCCTGGTTATCGTTATTTCCAACAGCGCGGTTACGTGGCTGTCACCACTGCTTCTGGTGATGGCGCCATTGCCTCTGGTAATGTGATCGTTCCTTCCCCCTATCGGCAGGACGATACTCGTACCGACATCACTGGCATGGTGATCAGCGGTTCTTCCGCTCTCCCTGCTTACGTGTATCGTGCCACTCTCTCCGTTGCCTCTGGCTGGGACGATGGCCGTGTTGCTTCTGGTGTGTATGCCGCAACTGGTAACGTCATTACCTTCGCAACGGGCCTCGTGTCTAGCGGTGGTGTGGGCGAAGCTGTTGCTCAGGCAAACATTACCTCTACTGTGTCTGGTACCCAGGCTGGCGAAATTTTCTTCGCTGCTGGTACTGCCGCCGTAAGTGCTGTTCCCGCCCTGACCGCCACTGGTGCAGCTGGTGTGACTGCTGGTAATGTCTATAAGGAGCTGACCGCCGCTGCCACCTACAAGGTGCTGGCCCGTGAGTCTGCCACTGCTACCGCCACTTCTGGTGGTTGGTACATCTCCGCTGGTGACAAAGCTGCTGGCCGTGCCGCTTACTTTGTAGTTGAAGTGTGCTACATCCAGCCGGATGAAGCCCCTGGTTACGAAGACATCGAAGATTATCTGATTGGTCGCACTGTCAGCTGATTAGGTTAAACTAGGACCAGGTTACAACATCTGGTCCTATGTCTACCATCTCCGAAGAGATTCTTCACCGTCACCGTAAAACTGGAGCGCGGGTTCGAATCATTAGTGAATGGGATGACGGCGATTGGTTTATGGTCGAAGATCAAGACGGTCGTCTTTATACTGCTTATAAAACTGAGCTTCAGCCCGACGAAACAGCTACGCGTAAAGTAAAAACTCTTCAGGTAAAAGATAAAGCCTCTAACGAAGAGCCCCGCAATTTCCCTCCTGATACTCGTTTGAATATCAACGGAGCAACCGCGCAGATGATTGCAGACCATATCAAAGGAATTGGTTTGAAAACTGCTAGAGAAATCAAGGACCTCCAACTGTCCCTTTCTGGTGAAAGATTCAGCAATCTTGAACAGTTACGTCAAATCAAACGAATTGATTGGGATGCAGTGTTTGCGGCAGATCTGATTCGAGTTTAACAACTATCTCCTTTTACCCCTGGGAAACCAGGGGTTTTTAGTTTTAGAATAAAAAATAAACAGTAATAATGGCTGGTCTTATTCCTCTTGGAAGAATTGTTGATCCCAGTCGGGATGTATTTCCATCTACGGGGGCACACCTGGACGTAAGGGTTATTCCTCAGTTTGGCCCTAGTAAAGGTAAAAAAATTGACCCAAGAACAGCCAGGAGTTTACTTCAAAATATTCTTGTCGGTAAAGATAGACGCCCGCTGGTACAGCAAGAAGGCCAAGATTGGCGCTGGAATCTTCCTGTAACATCTGAATTTGGTCCCAGGAAAGCGCCTACTGCTGGGGCGTCTACTTTTCATGGCGGCATTGACGTAGGTATTCCTGTTGGTACTGAACTTACGTATAAAGGATATGGTACTTATCGTCCAGATCATGGCTTTGGTTCTCTTATGACAGCAGACACCCAAGGCAATCCTTATGAGCTTCGCTTTCTTCATACCGAGCCAGGCAA